TAGACATATATTATAATGTATATAATATAAATACCAATTTCGGAAGACAGAACATAGGAAGGAATTGGGAAAAGTTAATAAAAAGTTAGCTATATATTATATAGTGTATCTAAACTTGCATACAGTTCTCCCCTCACCAGTCCAACATCATCTACCCCTCAGATGATAGCGGACGCTGTATGTAAGTTTAGGTCGATATTACGAGGGAAAACTTTACTTATCACTTCATTAAAATAAATATAAAATAAGAAAGGAGGTGAAGATAGATGAGTAAAAAACAACCTAGACCTTTGTCACAACAAGAGGTCGAAGATCTATTAGGTCACCCAGTTGACTGGGATAATGGAACTAGCCAAAACTAGTCCGCCTATTAGGTAGCTATAAGAACAGGTTTCCATTGTAGAATGGATATAGGGATAAGGACCAGAAGTGTACACCTGTTCTGGAATGACAACTGATAAAGGCAGTGGGTCATCTGACAATCTGGAAAGACAGAAATTCATTCAAGAAAGGTAGGTGAAAATTGAATGAAAAAAAATGTTAATTCTTTTAAGCCATCAATTAACTGATGCACAAAAAGAAGATCTTCAAAATATGGGTTACGAACCTGTATTCATGACAGATGAAGAAAAAGCTGTATGGAGCCAAATAACTCCAGAAACTTTAACAAAATCCGTTGAAGAAATTCTAAACGCACATCAGTTCGATGACTGTGTAGCTCAAGGACATATGGGTGCTGTAGCTCATGTTCTTAAGACAGTTGGTTTCGATCACTGTTATTATGCTCATACAGTTAGAGATGGTGTTGTAGAAGTAAAACGTGCTGACGGAACTGTTGTGAAAACAACTAACTTTAAGCATGTTAAATTCCTACAATACTAGGATGAGCTTAGACAGTTATAATACAGGAACCCTTCGCTGGGTAATAAAATAACATAAAGTGTGTGACTTGCACTCCTGTATCGTTTAGGAAATGGAGAAAGGCCGTTGTCCTAAGAATGAATTTATAAAATCCGCTAGCGTGAGGCGGGATATAAGTTTCACGCATTCCATTTATAATAAGGTTTGAAACATACTCCGAGTCTGATTTTCTCTTCAGTCAGGCTCAAGTAGAAGGAGGTGAATATGGAGAGATTTAAAATCATCCTTTTAGGAAAAGCTTCTAATGAAGTAATTCCTAGAGGGATGCATAATAAAATCGCCGCTTTCATAAGAAAGAAATGTGAACGCGGCGAGAGTTTAGAATCTCTTAAATTACTTATCCTACAAGTATTTGAGAGAAATAATATTAAAGGTAGTATCACTGTTGTAAAAGATGGTGAACACTATCTTAAAGTAGGAAGTAACTAAAAAAAAATAACCTGGCGAGGTTGCTAAACATACGCCGCACTCCTATAGTGTGAATGTAAATTTAGGAATATAAGAGGATGTCTGATGAAGAGACGTTCTTATATATTCCTGGATAAAATTGGAATGTATAAGAATGTGTATGAAATCGGGTGTCTTCGGATGCCTGATTTCATACACAGGCATTCTTTAAATAATGATGTATGAAATTTTTTGTTAATAATTTAAATAATTATAGGAGGAAAGAAGTATGGAATTAAGAAACATAATATTAGAATTAGGAATTGATAAAGACGGAGATACTGTATGTAAAGAAATAAGAAATAACACAGTTGAAGTAGAAAGTTCTTGGTATAGTTACAGAGCCTTAGATTACAGTGATACATATGAAAATAAACATGACGACACTATCACTACACTACACATCGCATATGATGATGCCAGAGACATGGTGTTACATATGAAAGTAAAAGATAAGAATAGTGAATACATCATGGTTTATGGAGCAGAAGGGGCAGAAAAGGAACTATTTATACTAAGTGACAGAATATCAATAAAATACAACGAATTCTTCAAATCTACAATGAAACGTGGTAAGGAAAGCGTTAAAAAAGATATTAAAAATATAGAGTCAGATATATCAGCTTTACAAAAAGAAATATCAGATTTAGTAGCTGAAATGACAAAACTATCAGAAGTATTATAAAATAGAAAATTTTGTTACAAAAAAATATATAATTCATTAAAATAAACAGGAGGAAAGAATAATATGAAAAAATATATGGAATCGTTTTATGAAGAAAGCAACATGGTTCACACTGGAATATGTGGAGGTAGTAAGTTAAACATTATAATAAGCCATTCAGATTTGGATGGCGTTACATCAGCTATCAATTTAATGATGGCGAGTAAATTGTTAGAAGAAGACTTCGTAGTTTTCTTGGAAAGAACTTCCAGACAAGAGGAAACTAGTAGGATTTTAAATGAATGGTTATCATTTGTTAAAGAAAATCCACATAAGTTTTTCGACTATTCAGAAATTGAAGTCATGATTTCTGATAGAATGTTTGTGGAATTGGATAAAATAAAACCTCTAGATAATATGAAATTTAGCTGGTATGACCATCATGCTGGTAATGTTGTAGAAAAAGAAGTCTTAACTCAAACACTTGGGGATAAACTTAAAGACTATAAAATATACACAGATATAAACTGGTGTGGTGCCACTATCACGTATATAAGCATGTTTGAAAGACTCCTTAACACTAAGGGAACTGATACAGCATTTGCATTCCAAGACATGTTAAAGGAATGGTCGTATGCTGTAAACTTATGGGATACTTTCCAATGGAAAAACATCCCTGAACTTCCTGAAGATAAAAAGACTTTAGGAAGGAAAATGGGTACCGTTGATAAAATAGCGGACTCAGAAAAAGAGTTATATAGAGGTTTAGATGCTATATTAACTCTTAGAAAAACATTGGACCATCCTGAAGTTTGGGGATGGGTTGATAGTTGTTACAATGACTATCAATCATTATGCAACAATGCATACAATAAAGCATCAGAAAATGCTTTAAGATTTAATGAAGAAATAGTTATTTTAGAAGCAGAATGGAAGTATGCTTCTATGATAAAAGAAAAATGGTGTGAAGAACATCCTAGCGATAAGATGGTAATCACACACCACAAATCTGGAGGAACTGTTTATACAACTCCAGATTATGAAACTCCGTCTTTTGAAGTAGCTAGTTTCATAGGAACTAGTTATGGAAATAATGGAGGAGGGCACAAACATGCTGCAGGGTTTGGTTGCCTAGATTTGGCTGTAGCAGAATACTTAGATGAGAGTGAAATGAGAGCTGTAGTTAAAGATAGGATTTATAGAGCTCTTAGAGCATTCTTTAATAAAGGGGGTAATTAGTATGAAAAATACTGTAGAAGTTTATAAAGTTTTCGTAGGTACACACGATACCTACGAAAAAGAAGACTATCAATTTATTGGTAGTTATGATGAATGTGTTGATTATGTCAACACATACGGTTATCAAGCATGCTCATATATTGAGCCTGCTGGGTATAGTAGAGAGGAATTACATGTCGGTCTATGCAAAGGAAGACACGAAATTCCTCAAGTCGGAGACGATTATGTCTTCGACGAAATAACAGACCCAATGGATTTTGCTAGTCTTGGAAAGAGAGCAACTGAATGGCTGTTCAATGTGGATAAGGGAACTAGCATCTATCTATATGTGACTGGATTTACTCCAGCATTGGTAGCTGTTATAAATACAGTTAGTTTGACTAAGTTTAATAATTTAGTGTTGATGCACTTTGATAGGGATAGTAATTCCTACAAAGCTCAACCATTTCTATACATAGGAGGTATAAAAAGATGATAAGCTTATTACATGCTATAATGGGTCGTGAATCACATAATAGAGATAATATTAGAAATGAGCTTCACGAAATAATGGATAGGAAGGAAGTAGAAAGAAGAATAGAAGAAGAATTGCAAACTCATGATTCTGTCGACAAAATGCTTCCTATATTATTAGGTTCTGAATATGAACCAGACCCGGTGAAGAGAAGTATAAATATAGCTAACGGACTATATGATAAACGTCTTGGAGGCTATAGTCTGTTTAGAAATTACAAAAAGAGCGTGACAGCTCTTTTAAAGAAATTAAATTTAATATAAAAAAAGAGGAGTGGTAACTATGATGAAAGTTATTTTTAGTAATTTAGAAAATGAAAATATTAATGCTGTGGTAAAACATATTAGCAATAGTGTATTTAAATTAGGCGGTGTGTATGAAAAAGTAATCGCCAGACAAGAGAAACAGGCTCATGGTGAGATTGTATTTGAGTTTTTAGTGGATGACTCATTTAGAGAGTCGAATTTAGGAGACCTTGGCTTTTTAGGAAAACTTAATAACCCATCTATTAATGAATATGTTAAGAAAATGAATGGTCTTGACATACCTGTAAGTCTATTCGTTCCAGGGATAGATAGATATAAATACATTATAAGTTATTCTATCATTGATGGAAAGCTATGTCATAACATAAAAAGAGGTTAAAAAAATAAAGACTAGGTTCCCTAACACTAGGGATATTTTATATAAAAATTTATTAAAATAATTTAGGAGGTAAAGAAATGATAGCGGAAGTAAAATTAGATATGAAAAATGTAGTAAGTGTTGTGGTTATGCAAGACACAACAATCGACGGTAATAATGGTCTTAATAAAGTTATGAATAACGCCGTGCAAATGGGATTTGCATCTATTAGAAGAAGATTTGAAGATATGGATGCAGTCACTGTAGGTACACCTTCATCTACAGTGAATTTGAATTGGGTAAAAGAGTTTTGTAACAAATTAGCAATTAATGACGTTGGCCTTGTTGAAATAGCTTTAGTAAGTGCATCTGGAAAGGTGCGTATGGCTAAAATCAAAGGAAATGAAGGTTATAGTTTCTATGAACCTGAAGATGAAGAGTTGATAGGACTAGACTCTGTAACTGAATTAGTTGGTAAGCTTCGTACACCAAATACTGTGGATATGAAGAAGATTGCGGTGTATCATAGCAGTAAATACTACCAAATGGATGTATTTATTCCTGTAACACATCTACACTTTACTAAAAATGTGATTGCAGTTACTGATTTAGTAGCAGAATACCTTAACTACGACGTTAGGGAGGAAGTTGCATTTGGGTTTGTTAAAGAGCATTTAAAATCATTATCTCAATTAGGGGATAATGCGTGCCCAGTGTCGATTAAATTAAAATCAGATTGTGAAACTAAGGAGGTGTTAAATCTAATTTTTAAAATATAGTAGTATCTAGTTAAAACTTTGTGGAAGACAAAAGTGTAGCTGGATACCATTTGGTATCTGGCTACTACCGGCGTCTTATTGTGAATTATGTTATAATTTTTATTAAAAATTTAGGAGGAAAAGAATATGTTTACACAAGATCAAATAAATAATAAAAAGGCACTTATTGGTAAGATTTCTAACGGGTATAAAATAGATAAAAATGATTTGATTATAGACACTGTAGTAATTACAATGGATAAAGATTTAGATGGAATATCGGCTATTACGGCAACAGGTACAGATTATACAAAAATGGTGAGAGACATAAAAGACAATTTAACAACAGATGCCATTATAAGTGTATTCGATTATGTAGGATATGATTTAGATTATCCGGATGGCAGAAAGGCTCTAGATACATTTTTAAAGATGAAAGACTTGGTATTTAGCAACACAACGGACGATGTGTCATTTGGTCCGATTTCTGTTAATATAGATGTATATCAAATATGTGATTAAGGAGGGATAAATTATGAAAATAAATAATATGTTATTTGTGTTAAATATGATTGGTGCTGACATTGATAAATTCTTTAATATGGTTAGGGATATAGTTCCTGACCATATTAAATTAGACATGAATATATCTTTAAATGGAATGTTTATGTCTTTAAGAGGGCTACAAGAGTACAATAGAGAATATATTGAAGATTTATTCTCTAAAATAGATTTTAAACAACTAGACACTCAATATGATGTGGCTATTGGAGTGTCTCCGATGAATGAGGACGGTCCTACATTCTCAATTAGATATGACTACGAAACTCAAGAAGTGTCTATTGAAGAAAAAGAAATAGATACTATTCTTGGTAAAGTTGTTATGACTGGTCAAAAAGAGAGTCAGTATAATTCTGAAAAATGGAATTTAATCCATAAATTCAGAAACGGCAGAAGAATTGTTAAGATTGAAGTAGACGATAATTATAGATATGTTGGTATGGTTCCTAACGTATTTATAGGAGCTTCTCTAAGATATCTTGATGTTGATTTACCTATGGATGTAGTGACTAACACATTGCAGACTATAGTGGATGGTCAAAATAATGTTATGACATTAGACCGTCATCAGATATATACAGACCATTTAGCTGCTCCATTTAGTCCAATTTCTAAACAAAATGCTAGAATGATGTTTGGAGGAGGTAATGGATTTGCCAATGCACGTAGTATACGTGATATCATTGCTATGTATACAAATGTGCGTGTTAGTGTGGAAGATACTAACACAAAAGATGTGTCTTGGTTCTATTTTACATTTTTGCAATAGGAGGTGAATATGGACAGAGTAGAAAAGACTTTTGCTACAATTTGTATCGTACTGATTATAACTCTATTCGCTACCATAGGTGGAGTAATATATGCGAAGCAAGTTGAATACAGATGTCTTAAAGACGAAATAGTTACTGTAGTCGATAAAGAATATAAGGCTGCGTATACTACAAGTGGTTTAAGACCTATGATGATTGGAAAAACTATGACTATGCAGCCATATGTCATTCATCATGCTGAAGAGTTTATTATATATGCCAAACTTGATAATGGCAAAGATGTAGAAATAGACTCTTTTAAACTTGCCTACGATACCGTAAAGCCAGGCAAGAGATACAAGTGGATAGATTTAATACGGAAGTGGTAAAGAATTATACGTTTACTGATACTCTCAGTAAACGTTTTTGTTATACGAAAAAAATAGGGGGATAATATGAAAAAGAATATTAAAAATATACTAGGGAGTGTATTAATAGTATTAGGAGCATTATTTATAGTTACGAATGCTACCGCTATTGAAAATAAATTATTATCTGTATTTGACGAAGGAGACTTCATAGCCGACGAATACAGAGTCACAGATAGGCAAATCTTAAGCATGGATGGTAAAACGGTATATGCTATAACAGTAAAGCCATATGTTCCAGGAATTGAAACAGCTGGACAGACTTGGCTTATAGGGAAAGAAGACTTCTTCAAATATGAATTAGGTTCTGTTATAGATGGAGAAGACTTTAAAAATATGGAAAAAGAATAATACAATATTCATGTTTAATATAACAAAGGGGGAATAAACATGAATAAACTATTTTTAACAGGACTTGCACTTTTAGCTACAGTAGCACTATTCAGAGTGTCAACTGAGCATGCGTATGCAAAAGTGGAAGTTCCTACAAAGGAATTTGAAGTAGTGGATGTTGTATATAATGTTCCAATCTACTTCGATAAAGGCGGAGCATTGGTGCTTCTTCCTAATAATAAGGCTGTTATTCTCAACACACCAGATGAAGTTGATGAATATGCTAAAATTAAGGAAGCGGCTGTATTTAGTGAAACTTACGGTTCTGAAATAGGAAGTGTTTCCGATTTGACAGCGGATGCATTTCTTATTAAATATAAAGAACTTGGAGGTAAGTTTCCTGTATATGACTTAGAAGACGGAGACATGTAGTATGGGTATCAACAAGTATGTGAAAATATTGGTTGTACTTATGTGTATTTATCTATTAAAAGACCCTTTTATGTATATGATTACTGGGTCTGTAGAGAACATAATAAGTAATAATGGAGAATTTAGTAAATAAGCGGGAGTAGAAATACTTCCGCTTTACATTTAAAAATGATTAGGAGGAAAAAAGTATGAAAAAGTTAGTAGTAATTTTAATGATGGTTTTATCTATGGTAGCATTTGGTAAAAGAGTAGTTATATCTTACGGTGAGGATAACTACACTGGTATGAATGATGCAAATCCAGTAGTGTTAGTAGTTATGAATACTAATACTAAGAAGTATACTCTATTGAGAAATACAGCGTCTCCACATGGAGGTACATTTGGTATAATGCCAGGGGATGAAATATATGATAGTGACTTCAAAGTATACATTATGGGGTTTGATAATAAACACCCAGATGGGTACAATACTGGACTTAAATCTTTAGTATATCTTAAACATAAAGGAAAAACTTATAAAGAAATAAGCTATGAAACTTTAAGAAAAGTGCTATATGATATAGGGTATAATGAATGGAAAGATTAAGGAGGAGCTATGAAAGCCTATATAATTATTCTAATATTTACAGTTTTATTTATGTGGCTATGGAAGCCTATGATAATTGCAGGAGTTATTTGGTATCTCCTAAGAAAGTTATGTAGGTATTACATAGACCATAAGGAAGTTTGGGAGGGGGAATAACTCTCCCTCTTTTTTTTTACAATAATACTTGTGTTATTTAGGAATAGAATAACTATATATGTTAAGCTGTTTCAAATAAACTATTTTAAAAAGGAGGATAAGAAATGTACAATAGACATAAGACATTTGAAGAATGCTTAGAAATGGATATTGAAAGTATTTTTAGTAGAGATAATTATGACGAAGTAGTGTCTAGAGCATACGCATATAATCACAGTATGTATAAGATATTTAAAGTTAATATATATCACTACACTAATTATATAAATAAAAGTCCACTTGCATCTTGGTATTTTAAATACTTTGATATAGGGGGTCCGCTTAAACCATATATATCTATGAATAAATTTGATATATTACATCATGTGGATAGACTTAAACCTTATTTTAAGAAGTGGGCTGAAGCTATAATAACAGAGTGGTTTTTAACGTACGTTTATAATTATGGTTATAGCCACGATATCAATCATATAGCTGAATTTTTAAATAGAACTAGCTTGCCATTTTATATCACAAAAAGAGTAAATGAAGTTCAAGATACGACTGATATAGAGAGAGCTTTTGCTGTTATATTTGGAGTTTTATACGATACATTAGCAAGAGATGACATGAACGCATTTATAGATATAATAGTGGAGGTAGACGGATGTCTCAATTACTTAGGAGAACAGAAGGCTTTGAGTTAGGATTTATAAAATTAGACAGTAGACTTATCACAATATACGAAGATATAATTCATAATACAAATGAGTCATATGATGTTGATAGGTTTTATGCAGTTATAGAAGACTGTTTAAATATACTTATAAATATAAAGAAAAATATAAGAATTATGATAAGAGACACTCTTACTGATAAATATTTACAAATGTTTACAAAATTATTAACTATTTGTAATAGTGAAACTACTGGAGCACTAATAGAAATGGGAATACCTCAACGTATAATTGGTATATATAATAATAAAATGAATATACCAAGAATTCCGTATTATGCAGATAGTTTAATTCCAGCTATCATAGATATAGTTCCAGATAGTTCTGATAACGTTTGTGAATTTGTAAGAATGTTTAGTATACTCTATAGAGAATATTTCTATAGTGATGAACCAGAATTAGAAGAATTTAAGATTCCATTATATTTATATTATCATATTAATAAAATGGATAAAGTAATAAGAACAGCTATATCTAATTGGATTAAGAGTAATTTAAAGCACGTTTCTCATCCATTAGATAATAACGATTTCTATTTAATAGACGTCTGTTATGAATTCTTTCTAACTACGATGCTCACACAAGTAGATATTAATTGGACTAACTTGTATTTAGAATTTCAATCTACAGTGTGTGGAGATTTTGCAAAGTATTACTTTAATGCATCGTTAGATGGATTATGGCTGTTTGATGGAATGAGAGATAGAATAATAAATGATTTAGCAGAATGTACAGATGCATTAGTAAAAGAATTCTATTATAATCCGTTATTATTAAGACTTATAATAGGAACTAAATCAAGATTATTCTATACATATAAAAATAAGTTTGGAGGATATTATGAATGTTTTTGAAATGGCAATACATAAAGACCATAGTGTAACGGACGCATATAACGATTTATGGGCCATGACAAATGGATTTACGTTAATAAGTGTTGATGAATTAATAAAGCAGCAACGCTGGTATTTATATAATAGTAAAAGTCTTACTACTACTAAATTATTAGAATTCTTATGTATTGAGGGAAGACTTCCTATACACGACCCTGAGATATACAGAGCTATTTTTAGTAGAGACCAAAATTTATATAGAAATATGTTTGAAAATGCCATTCTTAATTTAATATGTTTCGATGTATTAAATTATGAAGTGGCTACCATAAATCCTATGGATATGAATTTCTTAGCTGGTATGGCTAAGAATAGGCAAGAACTTGCAGATTATGTAGAGAATTCTATAGAAGTTTGGATTAGTAGAAACGAATGCATTAATAATATGAGTGCAGATGTGTATGTAGTTAGAGATAAAGTAACTGGACAGAAGTTATCGAAACCTATAGATGAAGAGATTAAAACTATAGTTAAAGAGGGATTTCTTACAAATGAATTCGTAGTAAAGCCAGATTATTATCCACTACATCTAATGCAAAATCCTACATTACAGATGGATTTAATGTACTACTTAAGTGGTATTCATCAGCATTATAGTTCAATATTATATAATCATCCGTACTATTATGATGTTGCGGACTTTATAAATTCAATAGTATCGGACGTTGAGGATGGAATATACTTTGGAATATTAGAATACTTTTTAGATGATAATGAACGTAAGGTTGTATATGATGAAGAAATAGATGCAATCATATACGTTTATTTAACATTTAAAATGAAAAATCAGTAATCAATCATTTGATTAAATATAAAAATTATGGAGGTAAAGATTATGAACAAAAAGGTTAAAGGATGGTTAGAATTAGTATTAGGTGTAGGAATTTCTATGAAAGGAGTGTATGACATTATTGATGGTTCTGTTGATGAGAAACTAGAAGAAACTCCTAAAGAATTGACTGCTAAATCTAAGTATGCTAATATGGAAGAAGTAGAAGTTGAAGAAGTAAAGGAGGAAGAATAATATGAAAAGCATACCAGATTATGATTCTGAAATAGGATTATATTTAGACCCGTGGTATATCAACGGGTTTTTTGATGCAGCATATTACTTCTTAGAAGATGATACTATTAAGTTTAATAAAGAACATCCAGAATTCGTTAAAGATATAAAAACTACGATAGATAATCTTAAAGAAGAATTATTAGATTATTATAAGGATGCTAAACCAGAAGAATACAGCACAATATTTAAAGCAAATGAAGTGGCTATAATGACTAAATATTCTACAGCTAAGGGAGTTTGCAAAATGTATATAGATGAGGTATTGAAATCTAAAGAAGAGGAGAATTAGTATGCATTTTGATTACGAAGAAGGATTATATTTAACACCAGATTACCTTGATGAATTCTTTAAAGCAGTAAGTTATTTTGTAGATGATGAGGAAAGTCCTTATAATAAAAAGTATCCTTTGGAAGTAGCTCATACTAAAGAAACTATAGAAAATATTAAAAAGGAACTTTATGGCTATTATAAAGATTGTAAGACTACTAACGATGAACTTGAGGTGTTTAAAGCTAATAAAATTGAAATACTAGCTAAGTATGATTCAGCTAAAGTATTAGCAAAAAATTATGTATACGACCTGCTTAAGTTTATTGAAGGAAAGGATGATGATAAACTATATGAAAGTTACTGTGCTAGCAAGCAAAACTAGATGTGTAAACTCCAATGTATTTGAATTCAGTATATTTTTCAAAACTTTAATGATAGCTACATGCAAAGAAGAAATATATGATGATGATTTAGATACTTTGGACTTTGCTCCAAAAATGACACTTGATGTATGGAATCATTATAGAGTTGAATTAAGAGATAGAGTCATTCCAAATTTAATAAGTATAATGTCAGACCATATCTCACTAAATGATAATTTTACTGGAGTATTCTATGAAACATTAAAAGAAGATTATGAATAAGGGGGATTAATATGTTAAATGTTATAACTAAAAAATACATTAAAACTGAAGAGGAGTAATTTAAATGGCTAGATATTTGACATTATACAAAGGTAATAATAGAAATAACATAATTAAAGATGACCCAGATTTGTTTCTATTACACGTGTATTATCATAAAGTGTTAAATAAGTTATATGTTCTTTATAAGCGTTATAGCAATGGAGAAAAGATTTTACACGTTATAGATAATCCGTATGTTCCAATATATCTAGCAAAATCAAATCTTAAAGAATCACAAGAAAGCATCCCGGTTGAATCAGCACATTGTTATATAGTGCCTTATAAAGATAAAGCTAAAGAAGCGGTATCTTTATTATTCGATGCGAAGCTTCAACGCTATAAGGATGAATGGGGATTATGGGTAGAAAAGGCAATCTACCCAGACATTCCTTATAAAGCAGAGGGATTGCACCCACGTTTATTTTTATATGATATTCCAATAGAGCAATTATGTTATATGGAATACGGATTAAATCATATGGCTAAACACGGAGATTTAATATATGAAGAAGTTCCTATTCCAGATATAAATTATGCTTCATTCGACATAGAAACTAATGTTAATGAGAATGGAGAATGGATTATAAATACTAATACATTTGTGGATGAGAAATCTAAGACTGCTTATATTGATTTTTTAAGGTCTGATAAATATGCTAGACAAAATGAAATAATAGAAAATCCAGATAAATTTAAGAATGCTGTTAAAGAAGCTATGCGTGATATGATAGCAAACTGTTCTTTATCTGGGAAATCTAAAGACAGTGTACAGAAGTTATGTACAGAATTTATAGATAATTTAAATATAAATGTAAGATGGTTTGATAGAGAAGAAGACTTGATTACAAATACTACGAAAACTATGTTTACAGATTTTCAACCAGATATACTTATGGCGTATAATACTACATATGACGTTGGAATGTTTGATAGACGTATTAATGCATTAAATCTTCCTAAAGGAACATTTAATCAAAGAGGACTCGGAGTGGAAAATATAGAACCTCCTCTTCATTTAGAAATACTTGAAAATGGAGAGTTTAAGGGAGATACTATAGTTCCTACTAAGCGTGTAGTATATCTTAATAATATAAGTCATACAGTTATATCTGATTTACAGACTTGTTATTATAGCAATCGTAGTCAACTTCAACCAGAAAACTTTAAATTGAATACTCTTGCAGAAAGTGTATTAGGATTTGGTAAATATGATTTCACTCATATTACACCAGATATTACAAAACTTGCTGAAACAGACTTCTGGTTCCATAGTATTTATGCTCTAATAGACAGTATTTTACTTGTGCTTATAAATCATATTGGAAGTGAATTTACATCTAAACTTAACTTCTGTATGAGTAGTAAAACAAATTTAGAAGCTACAGCACAGTCTAATACAGCTACAACACGTGGAATGCAAGTAGGAGAAATAGTAGCAGGACATCTTCCAGCTGTAAATATAAATGCAATACTTAAGAATTTATCTAGAGAAGATGTCAAACGTATGGAGGATTTACTCGACGTTGAGTTCATGCCTTTATACGAAAATATTTTACATAAACCGTCCTTTGGAGGAGGTATTGTAGCAGATACAAATTTATACGGATTTAATTTTAATGATAGTACCTATAGTGACCATTATCTCTGGAAAGAAGCTGTATTAACATTATTCAGAAGAATGACATCATTAGCGTATGAAGATTTAAAATCACATTATCCGACTACAATTACAACTAGAAATCAATCCAAGGGAACATTGTATGGAAAGATTACAGATATATGGTATATGAATACTACATTGGCAACTATTTATGATAATAAAGATAGTAAGAAGAAATATGCTAACTTTGGTTCTGTAAATATGAGTATTATAAATAGAGATGTAGTTGCATATGGACATATTTGTAATGGACTACCAAACTTAACAGAAATAATAGAAAAAACATTAGTACTTGATAGTATTCCTAAGTTTACAAAGAAAGAAGAAATAAAATGTAATTGTGAACTTACAAAAGAACAGCAAGACTTCTGTAAGATACTTAAGACTATTAACACAAATGTTCTTACAGATAGTGAAGAGGGTTATCAAGTTAGTGATACAGGAATGTTTTTAGTGAATGATGGAATTATAAATTATAAGGGAACTGGAGTTAAATATAAATATTTACTACCGATGATACTTCCTATTATAAATTATAATGAAATGCTTTATGGAGAAATAGTAAAGAATGAGTTATATATAGATAATAATTACATTAATAAGTGTAATAATCCATTATGGGAAGTTGATAGTACGTGGAGTGAGTGGCATAAAGTTCCGTATCAAGAATGGTGTAATATGCTAGATAACAGTGGTGTATTCTCATATGAACTTAAATTGATAGATGATATCAAAGTGAATGCTAATAAAAACTTATTCTACTATCCATGGCCTCACTGGAATAAACAAGGTAGAGATATAGAAGTAGTTCCTATATATAGATTTAAGCATGAAGACCACACTACTAAACTTATTTTTATGTATAATATAACAAACAAGACTGACACTATTTCTGTAAATATAGAGCAATATATGCAAGTATTAAAATATTAAGGAGGAATATTATGTCAATAGGATTAGCATCTGTTTTAATTGAAAAAGATTTGGATGACTTTGTTGATAGTCCAATGAAATCAATAAGTAAAGTGATGACTGAAAATTCAACTGAGGTAAGTATATTAAAGAGATATATTGAATCATTAGAAAAAGAAATGGCTGAATTGAGACAAGAGAATAAAGATTTGAGAGACCAAATGATTATGCTTATGACTACTGTAAAAACACTAGAACACTGTCTTGATGATTCTAGAGGAAAAGGAGAATAATATGAATATAAGAGAGTTTATAGAAAAAAGTTTTTCAACAAAGTTTTCACTTCCAGTTAATCCATTACTTAAAAAGGATATTACACAAATAGCTGATATGATAAGAGAGAATTTTATTGTACCAGATTATCTAAATGAAGAGTTAGAAAAAAGAGTAAGATTAGCAGTATTAAATACAGCTTTATACGATAAGTTTGCAAAAAGTTCATACGCAGAATTAATAGACGTTGCAGATATGCTTGATATAGTATATCTTCCAGGTATTAAATATAAAGATAAAATAGGAGATGAAAATAAATGATATTCTTGTACTGTTTAGGACTTATATGGTCTGTACTTGGAGTTGTATGGGGAGTTATCGCAATATTTAGATGCTGGACAGAATTACATTCAAATATGCAACGACTAATAGCTGTACCATTAACACTAGCATTTACGTATACTCTGATACGTTTGTGTATGCATTTTTGGGGTAAATTATAAAGGAGGAAGTTATGATAGGAAAGATATTAAAAGATACTTTAATATATGAAGCTAAGATGGCAGGGTCTAGAGCAGCTCATCATATAGGAACTCATAAAATTCCTTATATAGGAAAAAACGGACTTATGGCAGAATTAGTATATAGCTCAAGATTTATTCCTGGGTATATTGCGGAAAGAGTGAATGCTAATAAGAACTTATTTAAATTATTATTCTAGGAGAAGATTATGAGAATTCAGAAGTTTATATATGGTAATATTAGCTTTACTACAACTGGAGACTTATATACTGATAAAATGTCAGAGTTGCTAGATAAAGTTATGAAAGCTATACGTACTAACATAACAGAAGCATTCGTAGATGTTAAAGCTCAAGCTAGAGTTAGTACTAATAAGAATGGAGAAAGTACTATATATTTCTACGTTCGTTATGAAGACGTTGATAGAAATAGAGAAGTGTATAATGTAATTAAAGGTACATTAGATAAAGAGTGTAAGAAAATATATGATGATGCTGTCGCAGCGGCTGCCAGTGCAGGAAGTTCTTCTTCTGGAAGCTCTGGAGGAAGTGGAGGATTTGGTCCTACTCCAGTAGGAGGCTCAAGTGGAAGTACTTCTCCAGCTCCTCCATCACCTGGTACTGGGGGGTTTGGAGCAGTGCCAGTAGGAGGAGGTTCGTCTAGTGGTACTACTACACCTACTGTTCCTACAGGTACTATTACTGGTAATTTAGTAGCAGATTACTCTATAGTAAGATATACAGCTGAAACTATATGGTCTGATATGATTGAAGACCCTATGTGTGAAGTAAGACTTAAAGATAGAGTTACATATAATGTAAATGAAATTGGTGGCTGTTCTATGTCTGTAAATAATGCTCCTATTGTATGGAGTAAGAATAAAATGGAACTTATTCGTAAAACAGTAGATGTAATGTGTAATCATTTTATGGATAGTCCAGAAGTTCAATCAGATTATGAAACACTATCATTCACTATGAATATATTAGATTGGACTAAAAGCTTTTCAGAAAAAGATATGGAACATAAAGATTGGTGTGTTAAATATTTCATTAATCAATTAAAAGAACTTAATCATGATTATGATGATATATTTAATATGGACATAAAAATAAATGATGATTATAATGCATCTAATGGTACTATTACTGGAGTTATAAAAGTTCCTGGTGCTATATCAGACCAAGGACTACAACGTCGTATAGAAGATATTAGACGTGCTAGACAGGCTATTAAGATAAAAGATAGAACAGAAGATACTAAATATAGACTATTAGATATCGACATAGCGTTTAGTAATGGAAAGACTCTTGAGTATAGAACTGACGCTAATGCTCCATCTATGAGTAAGTTCTCTTATAAGAAAGATGGAATGCCATCTACTCCATCTACTGGTAAACTTAGTGATAAGTTAGCTGGAGGATTAGGAACTGGAAGTAGTGGTTCTGGAAGAGGGTTTGGTAAATTTAAAAAGGCAGCTGATGCTAGAAAGGCAGCTGAAGCTAAAGAGAAACCAAAGAAAAAATGGATGAAAGGCTTAAAGCTTGGTTAGGAGAAATATATGAAAAATGAACCATTATTAGTTGTAATGCTGTGTATTGTAGTGTTAGGAATTATATTAGTACAAGCAATGTGGTTAATAGTTCATTCATTGATGGAAATATTTAAAAATGTTAGATATGGAAAAGTAGAAATGTATCATATGTTTATAGTTATATTTGGACTATATGCAGAAATACAGGGATTAAAAATAATAACAAGTTTATTTGCAAGATTTATAAAATAGGGGGTAAAGAATATGTGTAGTATAACAGTTCCAGCAACTCTGATAAGGAACATATTCTATGTGTCTATATCATTAGTAATAGCCTATGTATTTATATTATTCGTCAAAACGTTATTACAAGGAATAATTAATAGTACAAAATCCAAAGAATGGAATTGGGTTTTATGCTTTATAGTATTTCTAATAATTACGTGCGGTATAATAATATGTTTACTTGCTAAGATTGCGACAGAATTAGGATGGTTAAAAATAGTTTACATTTAGGAGTATTATGGATAAACAGGAATTATTCCAAACAGGAACAGGACTTATAGTGATAGGTGTGTATATATTTATAGCACATACTGTCGTATTACCAAGTTTCTTTAAATTTATTTCAGAATCACTTTATCACACATTAGAGACATGTGTTTTGATATTCGATATTGCTGTTTTAGCTATAGGTATCGGAATGATACTATTTGGCTTTATGGCGTAAATAAAAGACTTCCCCCTCTTTATTGAGGGGGTTTCTTTTTTTATCTGCTATAATAATCTGTTCCTTTATCTAATTCTGATAACTTAAGTCTGTTTGCTTGTACTTCTGTATTTATATACCAAGCGAATTCTTTTACGTTATCTTTAGTTATAGGTCTATTAAACCAAAATGTGTGTAGATAAGAAGCATGTTTCCAATATGCTGTAAATCCACTTTCTACTACTTGGAATAACTTATCCATAGTAAGAGCAATCATTCCAACTGGACTATACTTAAAACTATTAGGTAATACTTGTGCTCCAGTAAGTCCGTCAATTTCATACCAGTACATATATTTAGGAGCTTTTTCTCTAGAAAGCTCTTTCTTAGTTTCTCTATATACTGGTTTAGCTTCTGGTACATTATATTCTACCACTGTTTTACTTCTAAGATTATTTGTATTTGTTTTTATCTCAGCTTCAAAATTATTTGGAGCTTCTACTGGTGCTACTACTTCTTCAGGTGCACCTTCTAATATTTCATCAACTTCTTCATCAACTGTATTTGGTTTTGCTTTACCCATCGTTAATACCTCCTATATATTTATCTCTTGATTTTCTCTTCTATCTAATTCTTCTCTAGCTATTTTAGCCATTTCCAATATTTCCATTAATTTTTGTATTACTTCCATTTATTTTTTTAACCCCCTTTGCCATACGCTACCATTAGTATCTCTATTAAGTTCTCTGTATATAAGGTCTAATACAAGTAATATCATAGGTATACCAATGTAGTCGTCTATATTATCCTTATCTACCATAAGCTTATGTAATTCTTTTACATTATTACAGATGTATTCTATATCATTTTCCATAAATTTATCTAAGAACTTTGTAATAACTGGATGCATTAATTGATATGTAACATGACATGATTTAAGCGTAGGGTCTATAAACGATGCTGTGTTAAGCATATCTACTAACGTTATTCCAGTATTAAACATAGTAGTAAGAATCAAATGGTCACTTCTTTCTCTTAAATAAAACTTTATAGAATAGCTGTATTGTGGAATATAGTTATCATTATATTCGTCATTAATCAGATTTCTTAAATTAAGACTATAATCAAATATAACTGCTCCAGGAGTAGTAACTAGCATTTCATCTCCCTTAGGAGGATTTTCACTATTAAGCTTAAAGTCTTTATTTAATAACTTTTCATATATACAAGTTTTATAATTTATAAGAGTTCTATCAAACCCGTATGTATTAGTTAAGAATAATGTATTCTTATCGTATCCAAACTTAAATATATTTTTATTTTGTTGCATCAAATCATTTGCGTAGTGGTTAAATACAAACTGAGCATGATTATATATTTCTGCACAGTTATCTTTAGCATACGTTCCTATATCTCCTATAGTAGGACTAAATCCAAGTATGTCATATTCTACGCTATAAAATGCTTCTACATATTGACTTTGTAATTCGTCTATAACAGCAAGTAAGTTATTATTAAGATTAGCTTGGTTTTCTGGAAGTATACATTGCATTCCAGTTCCCACTTTAGATGCATCAAATATAAATCTATTTACTATTCTTTCTTCTAATCCTTGAATGTCAAATATAGTACTTTCGCTATATTCTATTAAAAATGCATCTCTATCTATAAGTTTAATTGGCATTACCTTTGTTACTTTAAAAGGCTTTGCTAAATTCTGATGAGATAATAATACGATATGGTCATTTTCTTTAGGTACGATAGTATTAGGAAGAACGATACTTTGCTTCATAGTTAAATTTATACTAAGAGCTCTTTCGCTATCCTTTCCTCTATCGTCTATTTCTGTTTCATCTCCACGACCATATAAAGAGAAACTACTTATCTTATCAAATCTCATAGTCTTCTTATAATCCTGTGTTAAGTTCAATACAGCTGTATAAGTAGTCTCATTTTCATTTATACTGTAATAATCAACTATAATAGCTCCTTGATTTATCAGTCTTGTAAAAGGACTGTTGAGCATATTCTTATTGACTAATCCAGTAAGTAATTCTTGTGCTTCTTTAGTAGGTCTAGAGCTAGCTGGTGCTAAGTTCTTATCTACTATAGTAGGCTGTAATCCACTAATCCTCGAAACCTTTGGCAATCATACCAGCTCCTTTCTTTAATGCGTCTCCTCCTCTAAGTTTGTTAGCAACTCTTACTATACTTTCTCCATCTTCTACGATGCTATAAGTAGTCATAAGAAGTCCTTGAACGAAACCTTGGTAGTTATCTGCAAGCACTCCTAATATATTATGATAGCTTCCTAAGAATGCGTGCAATGCATCTTCTTCTGACCTAAAGTTAGGTATTTCATTTTTTATATCTTTATCAGATACTTCACCAGGAGTAGTAGGTTCTTCCATTTCTACTTTTGCTCCTCCTGCTCCAGCTCCTACGTTCATTGATTTTTCAGCGTCTTTTGCAGCTGCTTCTTCTTGTTTAGTCTTTTCAGCAAGACCTCTTCCTTTTTCCATATCATTCTCTCTAGCTTTCTTTACTAAGAACTCCATACCTTTCTTAATTACATTAAGAGTCTTATCTATAGATTTCTTAGCATTAGTTCCTCCAGTACGCATAGTTTTAGTAAGCAACGAACTTCCTTCAGTACCTCTTCCAAGATAATTAAATACTTGCGTACAGTAATCACTGGCTTCTTTCTCTTTACTTTGTCCTCTTATCCAAGCAACAAATTTATCTCTTTCATTTGCTTCAAATGTAATTTCAACTGGGTCAAATCCTTTAAGTAATGTTTCCACTATAGTGGCAGAACTATTATTACTTTTTAAGAATCTGTTTAATTTATTCTTATTTCCAAGTCCAAACATATTAGAGCCTCCGTCTGCCAATGCAGAGAAAGGAAGCATAGCTCCATCTTTAACGACTCCTATACCACTTTTAATAGCCTTTACTAAGTTAAGAGTAAATATATGTTTAGCATTATTACCCATGCTCTTAAATCTATTAAGAGTATTTTCTAAACGTGAATATCTATTCTTATACATTACTTTAGTAAGTACTAATGCAGCATTATATCTTGCAAGTATAATGTTATTTATTTCAGCAGCTCTTCCAATAATCTTCATTCTTTCTTCAGTATTTTCTACATTATTCAATACTTGTCCAAGTTGTTCTATAGAAACTAAGTTTACTCCATTAGGAATATTTCCATTAGAATTTAATATAATTCTATCATTAGCTTGATTAGTCACAACTTTACCAGTACGAACATCTAGTCCACACATATCTTTCACATACTCATCCCAAGATTTAATATACTTCAAACATTGAGCCATTCCCTCCCAATCTATATTATATAGCTTGATAGTAACTTTACCCATACGATTTATCTGTTCTGCTCCTCCAAGGTTAACAAGTTCATTCATCTGTTCCCCAAGTAGAATAAACCTTTTATCGTACTTCATAAGTTTAGCCCACATATTCTTTAAATTCTGTCCCATCTTTTGAAAGTTCTGTAATAGCTTTGGATATAAATCACGCCATTGAGATTGAGCCATTTTGATACCAGACTTAATAGCACCCTTTGCCATCTTAGCTGCTCCCACAGTTCCTCTTACTCCAGCTGCTACTCCCTTAAAAGCCATAGCTACAGCTCCGTCTTCTAGTCCAACATCAAATGGAGGCTCTATACTTTCAATAGAACTATAGTAGTCTTCTAATGATGAGTTGTTCTTATACGTCTCCATATCCATTCCAGATATATTTATTTTAGGCATTTCTTCAACCTCCTTTTATTGTTTATAGTATAACAGGGGGTTGTTTTTAATAAAAAAGATAAGCAAATTTTATCTATATATAATAAAGTATATAAATAAAATAATAAAA